GAATCCCAATCGCCACGATAGCTGTTGTCTTTGATTAGCTGGATAACTCTTTGTGTCTCATACTCTCGCCCCGCTTGGAACCCTTTTGTGTATTGAGTTCTAGTGTCTTTGCGGGGTTTTGGTTGTTCTTGCTGATTAGCCATAGATTCTTCTCTCTTTCTGTTCTAAATACTCCAATACCTCAGCTATAGCGTTATGCGCATCCGTTGTATTTAACCCTTGTACATACATCCCAGCTAAAAACATAGTTCTTTGCTGATGCGTTAGCTTTGGCAGAACCTCATCTAACAGATCGTATCTATAGGGGCTTTTGCGATAACTGATGTCTATTCGCTCAGCTTCTAGTCTTTGAAGGTAATCTGGTATCAAACTAGACCCCAGACAATTGCTAAACGGTTGCTGTGGGGCATTTTGACCTTTTCCCCTGTATCCACTACCAAACCCATTTCCACTAGCTCAGCGCGCCGTGAACGGATGCCTGACTCGCTAGCTATGTTCGGATACTCACTTTGGAACATCCTCACGATTTCGTAATCGGGTTTAGGTCCGCTAATCAAGGTGCTAATAACCAGCATCTGTGTTTTAGTAGCTTGACCCTTGCTAATTGAGTCAGCTGCTAGGTGCGAAGTGATTGGATCTGTTGTTCTTGCGTGTGGCATTTAGACCTCCCTCATATTTAGCACTATTAGCGTTCCCAGCATCCCGATAGCCAAACCGAAGCTATAAAGTGGGTCGTTTCCGTTGAGAATTGCCCCAACAAGGGAAGTGATACCAAGGAACAAAAATACGCTTGCGCCCATCTTTACATATCTAAGCATTACGCCACACCCCCTATGCTGATTAGATTCTCTGCGTAATCCTTGGCTTGTTCTAAGCTTTGGATGTTGTAATTGGTGTTGCACTCAACAGCTTCCCAGCTACCCTTGCAGTTGTCTCCACACTTACCCGAAGCGCACTTTACGCGCTTGTAGGTGTTGAAGGTAGCTTGGTAGTTCCAAGTAATCAGATCGGTCTCTGTTTTGTAGACCTCAGCGGTCTGGTTAGATAGCGATAGTCCGCACATTACTTTTTACCTCCATCCTGTAGCTGAGCTAGCTGACCGATAACCTTGCGCCATGCGAATCGCCTAACTTCTCCAGCTTCGGGGTTGTAATCCGCGATAAAGCGGTCGGTGTTATTTGCGAAGGTTTTACCCTTTGGCGCGATTAGCTCAATAGCGAATCGTGCGTATTCTTGGTTTACCTCTACGCCTAGTTCTTGCGCTTTGGCTAGTGCTTTGTCTCTTGTGTTCATCTGTTTATCCTCTCTTGGATTGTTTTTAGTGGTGTTTTCTTGAAGGTAATGTCTCGCTCAATCGCGGGTATCCCAGCAAGCTCTTTTATTGTCATTCTCTCCATTTCGGATAGTGAGAAGTAGCCGAACTCTGGTTCCCAGAGATTTACCAGCCCATAGAATGTGTCGACGCCATCAAACTCCATCGCATACCATTCCCCCATGCTACTCAACGAAAAGTAGCGGGCGTAAACTACGGCTTTGTCTCCAGCGCCATCCTGACCGTAAAGATCTGGGAGCTGTTTCCGCAAACCCTCTGTCATCAATCGGTTTTTCATTTTACTGCCTCTGCTTCCTGTTGGTATCTAGTAATTATGCTGTGACGATCTTCTACTGTCCAATAAACTACATCCTTGAGCCAATCGCTAGGACTATTTGCAGCTGAGTATGCGAAGAAATCCGCATCCGCCGAATATTTGAACTGAGCTATCTTCTCCTTGTTTTGGTCTAGGTGACGATCTTCTCCAGTTTGACGATAAACATAAAAGCTCATTTGCTTACTCCCAATCTTGCTAGCTCTGTCTCTAGCGCCTTGATTCGATCTGCATTCTCGCTAGCCTTGTCCCAAAGCTTTAGCAAAGCGATACCTGACTTGATTTGCTCTATGTATTCTTCTCTAGCGCTCATTTTCATCCTCCTAGATGTCGCCAAGCTCGCGGATAATTTTGCGCTTTAGATTCTCCATCAAATCCTCTAGCTCAATCAAAGTATCGCCGATCTTCTCGGCTTCTTCCTCATCGCCTCTATCTTGGGCTTGTTCTAGGAACTCTTGCTTTTCGTTTAGTTCCTCTACTAGCTCTTTGAGCTGTTCTAGTAGCTCATCAATCGTGTCTAGCTTTCTAAGCTCTCTGTCCATTTTTCCTTCTCCGTTTCCCTAGCCATCTAGCTAGTAGGTAAAGTAAATCAACTGCCAGCTTTGAGCGCAAGCTTAGGGGGGTCATTTAGGTAACGATTTGGTAACGAAAAAGCCCCCTATTTCTAGGGGGTTTTAGGGGGTTTGGGCTGTGCGGGGCTGTGAGACCCCTAAGCGGGATGATAAGGCTTTGGTAGGCGCTCTATCGCGGAAGTAGCCAAAAGAGCCTCAGCGCGGGCTTCAGACCTTCGTTTTTTAGCTAATTCGCGCCAAGATTCGTTCTCTAGCCAAAAATCCTGTTCCTTGTCTATCCGCGCTTGAAGCGCATCTAAAAATAGCAAATCGTAATCGTTTAGGGGTTGATACCTCATGCCTATGACGATCGAATGAACATGAACTAGCGAAAGCGAGTTGGCTATCTCTGATAAAGCTTCGTTTACTTTAGCGTTCTTCCTCATTTGGTTACCTCTCTGATGTTTATAAAGACCCCAGTTGGTTCTCCGTTTTTAGCATAAACCTTGCGAGCGCGACTGACTACTACCAACGAGTCATCTGTCCAGATTTTTGTAAGGGTCAAAGCATCCCATAATCCGCGTTCGAGCTTATCCAAATCAGGTGGGACTGTTGGTAGCTCTCGACGAACTGTAGCTGGCTTAGCGAGAATAAAGATTTGTTCCAATTCAACCGCACCTTCGAAGCGCGACTCTCCCTGTATCGCAAAAGCTTTAGCGATTTGATCTGCGACTGCTTTTCGCCAAGGTTTGACTTTCTTGCTAGCCTCAATCATTACACCGTTACCGACATGGCGCTTGGAACCTTGTGGCGCTGGTTCCCCGACGATAAAGATGCTAAATTCGCGACTCACTTTTTGTAATACTGCCATCCAGTTACAGCACCGCTAATGGTAAACAAGCCACCCATTATGAATCCAGCAATTCTAAGCCATTCCGATTGAGCTTCGCCCGCTAGTCCGAAAACTAGCAAGGCAAAGACAAACGATACAAGTGCGGGAATCATTAGAACGGCAACGCGTCGTTGTGTGTTGGAACAAACGGAACTTCAGGTGCTGCAGGTCTCTTAGCGAAAGGCTCTGCGATCTGAATGTTGGTAGCCGAAACCACATTGTTGTTGTAGCTCTTGCCGTCGCGTTCGTTTTGTTCTGTCTTGAAGCGACCCTCAACCTCAACATATTGGTCCATCTCCCAAGCCTGTGAACGCTGTGATTCAGGAATCCATACTTGGTAAACAGTCCAGCTAGCTACATACCAGTTGTTCTGTGGGTCTTTCTTGCTGTGTGATTCGCGCACTAGCAAAAAGCTAGGGTGAACCTTAGTTACTTTTCCTTTTAGTTTGATTTCCGCCATTTTAGTTTCCTTTCTTCTTGGCTTCTCGTAAACATGTCTTGCAGGATACAATACTAGCGCCATGCTCACACTTGGGCGCGGGAGACGCGCTTGCTTTTTGCTTCTCCATTTCAGCTAGTAGCTTTTCGGATTCTTTGATTCTCCGCTGTCGGTCTAATTCTGCCTTAGCTCTCAGAGCCTCTGCACGCTCGTCAGCGGTCTGTTCGCGCTCTGGATAAGGCTCATCTAGCCAACCCTCTCTGTTGAGCCATGTAGAGGCGTGTGGGATGTATTGGGATTCGGGTAGATTGGGGTCATTCGCTAATCGTAAAGCTGAATCAATAATCTGCTTTGATAGCTCGTTTGCTCTTTGATCGTCTAGGTCCATTAGCAACTTGCCAAACACCCGCTCTGCTGCACCCTTGCCTACTTTGCGTGGGTATCTATCCCAAAAAAGTTCGAAGTTTTGAGCGTAATTATTCTTTAGTTCAGTCTTCTTATAATTGTTCTTCTTTAGGTGTTGGTTTTCCGCTATCGGCTCAGCCGTCGACGGATAATCCGACCACGGTTGCTGGGGGTCTTTTGTAGTCCATAGGGTGCTAGCTAGCGTGCCATCTAGGTTGCGTAGCTGTTCGCGCTTTAGGTATCCGATAGCTTCTAGTTCGCTAATTGCGCTAGCTATTGAGTCCCTGCCGTCTATCCCCTTGGATGCTAGGCGTTTGATTGATACTTCGTAGCCTATGCTGTGGCTCATTAGCTCAGCTAATAGCCCGCGGGCTTTGTAGGATAAGCGGATGTCTCTAAGCCATGCGTTAGGGACTTGAGTAAAGTGCGAATCAAACGAATGTTCGCCTCTAATTATCGGCATCTTGTTCCTCTCTTACTTTGATGCGGTTGAACTCATTGTCTATTAGGTAGTATTCACCATCGTGCGCGTAATAAACAGGCGTGTCTAAAGGTTCTTGCCAAGATTCTAGTTTCCACCCCCGCTCTTTAGCTAAGGATGCCCAGTTAGCATCAGCTTCTATAAGCCAGTTAAACTTGCTACAAAGAACGACTATGTTGCTCGGAACATCCCGCTTTTTAGAACCACCCATTCCGCGATTCTTGCGGTGCTGTGGAATCAAGGTGCTATCCATCAAGCCACAGTGAACGCACTTATACAGATCGCGTAATAGATACTTCTCAAACTCTTTAGGTGTCAAAATCTTCTCCGAGACTTATCATCAAAGGGGTCATACTCTTTAGCGGGAACATCTAGCCCAGACATCTGAAAACCAATAGCGTTCTCTACTTGGGCAGTTCCACTAATTGCACCATCTGTCTCTGGGTCAATTTCGCAGCGGTGATTCTTACGCCAGTCTCGCACAAGCTTTACAGCTTCGGCTTCATCAGTTTTGATAGAAGCACCACAAGAACAGCGTTCGTGAATCATCTGCTTGTTGCCATTGACGATCTGTAGGTTAGTTCGACTAGCCTAGCTTGGGTCTGAACGCTCATCTGCGAAAGCTCTAAATGCTTCATCTTTATCTTGACTCTGTTGAACTCTGCCTTGGATACAGCGTATTCGAGCGCCTCATTCTCAGTCATAATCTTGACTTTAGCATTCCGTTCTCCAGCCGTTCCGTCGGCGTTTAGGTATGCGATAGCTTCGGCTTTGTCTAGCGCTAGCTCAAGCTGTAGCATCTTTAGCTCAGCTTGATACTGAACAGAGATACCTTTTTCGGCTTCTTGCCGTATCCCAACCAATTCATCAATAATTTGGTCAGGAGTGATTATTCGACTCATCGTCTAACTCCTTCATTATCTTCTCAAGTATTCTTTTAGCGTCTTGCTCTTGGGGTTTAGAAGACTCGCCCAAGTGTCTAAGAACCAAAATAAGTTCCGACACCTGAGCGAGCGCTTCTATGAGTATGTCTTTATTCGAAGGCAACTGACTTGTCTTTTATCTTTTTTAGCACCACAGCAGGTGCTTTAGCTTTTTGAGCTTTTAGATACAAGTCCCTTAGATCGTCTATCGTCGCTACTGTGTCTAATACCGCTAGCCAATCAATCTTGGCTTCGGCTTTGTCACCTAGCTCATAGGTGTATGTATCTGGGTCTGGTTCATCTGTCGGTAGCGCTAGCATCTGAATCAAGAAGGTTCTTAGCGCCACGCTCATAGCCTTGGCAGTAGCCTTGTCTCCCGAATCAAACGCTTCGGCTGCTACTGTTCCAGTAACGCCGTCACCCTCTGACCCAACAATCGTAAACTGAACAGTTAGCCTAACTACATTGAGCGACCCACCATTACGCGCTGGCATAACATCATGTGTCTTCTCAACTATAAAAGGCAGAATGAAACCGCCGTGCTTACGAAGGGCTGGACCAACAGCATTTAGAACGGCATCAATACCTCTAAAGTTGAATCCCTGTGATTCGTTCTTGTTGTTTTTGCCAACTCCTTGAACCTCTTGCATAACCGCAAGTATTACCTCTGGTGCTTTTGCCATGTTATTTACCTCTCTTGTTTACTAGGAACGGTGGGTTGCCCCCGCGCCCCGCTTGTCTGCTTACCATGTGTTCAGTATAAACCAAACCGCGTTTTGCTTTGCCCATAGCGCTGATAACACGCGATTTCATTTCGTTTAGTTGCGCCGTAGCTTTTTCAGCATCCGCTACCGCATTGAAGTAGTGCATACCCAGATCGCCAAGCTCTACTTCGGTGTCTTCTATGTCTGGGTTGATTTTGCGGATAGTCTCTAGTGTCGCATTAGCCCCATCAAAATCGGGCTGTGTGTCTTCTACTAGGTGCTTACGGAATAGCTCAACCCGCGCTAGGTTCGCATCTTGCTCAAAGCTATCTGCGGTAATTGCTATTTCTATGTATTTTGACCCGCTAAACAAAGCCACAATAGTTGCTTCTTGGAGACCAAATACTTGCAGATACCATTGCACTTGCGCCATGTAGGACAGCGGGACTGTGTATTCGCCGTATCTATCACCTTGCCAATCTTCCTCATACCTAGCTGTTTTTACTTCTAGGACTCCATAAGTGCCGTCGGCTTTTTGATAAATGGCATCAGGATTAGCTATCTGCCACTCACGATCTTTGTGTTTCCACATCCCAGTATCCCGAAATACTTTGTAGTCGGGGTGGTTGTCTGCGAACTTATCTATGACTACAGGTTCTAACCTATTGCCCCATTCCATCGCCTCGTTCTGCTCAACAGGTTCTTCTACCCTGCGGGTCTTACGCGCCCACAAAGACATTGGTGAATCCCAACGCGAGTAGCCACAAATAATTCCAACATGACTACCCCCAATTCCAACAGAACGCATGTCGTGCCACTCTTGACTGTTTGACTTGGCGCGACTTATGCGACTCGCCGATCCAAACTCGTCAGGAAGTTCGGGTGTTTGTGCTACAGTTTCTTTAGCCATTGTTTCCTCTCTGGTTACGATTCCCTCAAGTCTTTTGATTTGGGGGTTTCGTGTTTTTTATTGTATAGTCATCCTACAAGAAGCATCCGACAAGAGAGGTATTTATGAGCAACTTAGCAACGAGACTTCACACGCAACTGATACACACAGCTCAAGATTACGAAGTTGGGTGTCAGCAGTTTCCAGACGCTTTTTTTATGAGCGCTGAAAATCACGAAGAACAAAGCCTAAACAAGCTAGCTATTGCTATCTGTAACGAATGCCCAGTAAAAGATCTGTGCTTAGCTTACGCTATCGAAGCCAGAGAAGCTTATGGCATCTGGGGTGGCAAGACAACTTCTCAGCGTAAAAAGCTAATTGCTAAAAATCTAAAGCTTTCCAAACAACTTCTTTAGTGTCTTGCGAGTAGCTATTGATTGCTCAGTCAAAGCTTGGTAAATGTAAATCTGCCTTTTGGTTTGCTCATCCCATTCTTCAAGAACATTCGGGATAGTTAGCTCTCCATCTTCTTCTGTCCATCTAGCTTTTTTACTAGGTTCTTCTTTCATCAAAACGCTGACGATCGCATCAATTTGGTCTTCAATGTGTCTGTATTCGAATTGAGTAGCGGTGTCTAGCAAGTTAGCCAAAGGGTGACGGATAGACTCAAAGTCCTCATCCCAGACTAAATTATCGTCTCGAAGTAATCGTATTGCTTTGTCAATTTGTGTATTCATAGTTTCCTAAACGGTTAGCGGGGGTCCACCTAGCTCAAACTGTAGCTTTTTTAGCGCTCTGTCAATTCTCGCTTTTGCTGCCCTATCTGTAATCCCCAGCAATTCACCTATCTCTTTAAGGTTCAAGTTGAGCTGGAATCTCCATTTAAGAATAGTCTGATAGTCAAGATTTAGCGACTGAAACGCGAAATCCAAATCGGCGATTACCGCTAAAGCATTAGTTGAGTTTTCACCCGAAGAAGCCTCATGCCTTATGGCTATTGTTTGAGGTCTCTCTTGCCAGACAAACGGCAGACCGCGTTCGATCTGCTCAATAGTGTAATGAAAATTGGTGTCTAGGGGCTTGTGGATGTTTGCAGCTGTTTCGCTAGCGCAGTATCTTGCAGCAACTCTCTTTAGGGATACAACTAATTCGCCTTCTCCACCAATTGATTCCCGCCATCTATAGACAGTTTCATAGTGTTCTAGCATCCAAAGCAATAGCTCACTATTCAGATCTTGATGGTCAATAGTTTTCCATTGATAACTAAAGCGTTTAGCTATGCGTGAAGCAATCCTAAACTCGTCAGCGGTAATCTCTTTAATCAATGAACTCTGCCTCAATCGGGGTCTTGCGCCAGAAATGGGGTATTACACTCTCGACGATAGCTTCGCGGGTTGTGGTGCCACAGATAACAGCTGGGTCATTAGTAAGCCCCGCTGTCTGCGAGAACCAAGCTGACGAATCACACAGCGCGCCACCCTGCACCCAGTAGGTATTACCCACAAGTTGCTGGAATCTAACATGGTGATAGTGACCAGTAAATAGAAGATCTGAATCACCAATCGGGTCGCGAATTGCAGCCATTGACCTAAACCAGTTTGTGATTTTGCCCTCTACTCCAACACCGCCCCTAGCTATGTGTCCGTGTGTTAAGCCAACTATCCAGCCCAATACTTCTACCGTTAGGCTAAGGCGCTCACGGGCGGGGAAGCTAAATGTGATGTTCTCAAACTTCTCAGATAGTTGTAGAGCTTCAGCCACTTGTTCGACTACGGCAACATCGTCATTGTCGTGAAGTGTTGTATAGGCTTTTCCATTCTGTCTATTCTCACCATGGTTGCCCGGAACGACCGCAACATGAACTGGCAAACCTAGCTGACCAATCTTCATAAGATACTGCAGTAGTATCCTGCGAACTATTTTTACTTGGTCTCGACGATCAAGCTCAACGCTAAATGTCTGCATCTCATACCAGCCACTAATGCCTTCTACTAAGTCTCCAGTAATCGGAATAAAGATTTGTGTGACTTCTTTTCCTGACTTCTTTAGAGTCTTGATGTCAGCGATAGCTAGGTCGGCAAGCTGTAAAGCTTTGCTAACCATACCTTCGATACCGCTACCGTCAGGCTGACCCGCTTGGAGGTCGGTAATCTGTTGCCAGTAAACTCGCTCAACCAGACCCGTAGTATTAGGCGTTTTAGCAGGGCTGTGCGCCTTCACAGCAGCCTGAATTAGATCTTCTAGGTCTATACCCCCGACAGCACCCAAACGGCGTATGCGGGCTTTGAAGTAGTACATCCGCTTAGTGCCACCTTCGCCATCCCCTGAATCCCAAGCGCGAAGCTCAATCGGATACTTAGAGTCAATCGTGTAATCTTCACGATTTACATTCGGGGGTAGTAGCTCGTCGAGAATCTGAGACCAATCTTCTGGCTGTTCTTCTCTTGGCTCAGTAACAATAAATCCGCCGTTACTGGATACCTCAACTCTTGGTTCCCAGCCCGACGGATGTTTCGCGCGTGTTCTCTTTACTTCTTTAGCGCTACCATCGTTACCGATCTGTAGCAATCTATCTAAGTCTTTCAATCTAACTCCAATCGCATCTGCAAACTTTTCGTCTATGTACATTGACCATGTTGTGACTAATCCCGAACCCAGCTTCTGTTATTTCATAAGCTAACTTAGCATCACTAAGCCCGCCACTTCTGTAGCTCTTATCCAGCGCGGTCTGCAGGGCTGTCCTGTGCCGATCTGAAAGGCTTGCTAATACTTCACCTAACTTGCATAACTTCATGGTTCTAATCTAGCACTGCGGGGAAACAACAAACCCCCAACACAAGGGGGGCGTGTCGGGGGCTGTTGCCTTTCGGAGAAGAAAGACTATGCGGGAACTAATTCCTCATCTACTACAAACTGATTGCGGGTAAACTCAGCTTCGCCGTAGCATAAATCGTGACCAAGGCTAGTGACATCAACCTCAACAGATGTGCCTGTTCGTTCGCCGTTGTCCCAATCGCGAATCCGCAGATCGCCCGATACTATGACTCGCTCACCTTTGTGAACCGACTTGGCTACATTGATAGCTAGCTTGCGGTAGCAAGTAATCGTGTACCAATTGGTTTCGCCTTCGACCCACCTGTTCTCCCTTGCGCTAAACTTGCGGGTTGCGCTAGCCAACCGAAACGAAGTGATTTGTAGTCCCTCTTGGGTGACTAGGTGACGCGGGGTTGTGGCTACTAAGCCAGTTATTGTTATCTTTTCCATGCTAATCGTTTCCTTCCAATTTGCTTTTCATAATACCGAATAGAACATCGGCTTTTTTACTGTTTTGTGTAGTGCTTCCATCCGTAAATAAAGTGTTGAAGCTGTTGCCGTTGATTTTGCCATTGACCAAGTAAGCTCGCTTACCAGCTCTGCTTCGGATACCAAGGTGTACGAAGTTGTATTCGTCCTTCTCGAAGGTCTCCAACACCATCCAATCGGTTATCGTAATCATCGGTCACACCAATCGCAATCATTGATAGTGCAGAGTTCCGCTAACCCAAGGTGTTGAAACACATCTTCCCAAGCTTCACTCTTTGACCCTTCTTCGTAATAACTGTTTAGCTCGTGGAAGTCATCCCAGAAGCTGTAGCCTTTAGGTGCCTCTAAAAGAATCGCCCCATCTATTTCCGTGATTTTGTATCCGAGACGATCGGCGCGCTTGCGGGTTCTTGTCGCGTTCACTTGCTCAACATCCTTGACTGGAGTCCCGCGATTGGCAGTCCCTCTGACTTAGCCCAAAGACACGCATTGTTTACAACCGCTACTCGCGAACCGCGTTCTTGGTAGTAATAAAGCGCACCGCCTTTGGTAAACAAAGTGATTTTCCATTCGCCGATCTTAGGGGTGTTATCGACCGCCATCCACTTGCTCATTTGTTTAGTCCCTTCTCAAGACCCAACACGATTGAATCTTCTACAAAGCTGACGATTTCGCCGTTTCTAAAAAACTCAACAAAGAATGTTCCGTCATCTTCTCTGACTCCACCGCAGATACCCGCATCCGCTGGACCGTAAATTACCCATTGATACCAACCGCTCATGCACTCTTTGACTACGGTGTAGCCCTTGTGCTTGATTGTCTCTTTACTCATTGCTTCTTCTCCGTTTCTCGACCCGCGTATCGGGGCGATGGGTAAAGTAAAGCAACTGTGAGCTGGCAGGTCAAGCTTTGGAGAGCTTTTTTAGATAACAATTTGATAACAGCCCACAGCCCCCGAATCTAGCGGGATTTAGGCGCTATCCCCCAGATAGCCAAAAACCCCCCTACAGTCGGATGACCATAGAGGGGTAGGTGATAGCACTACTAAGGGGCTGAAATGGCGCGTAGAGGGCGCACAGCAGGGCTAAATTGGCTGTAAATCGGGGTTTTTGCTAAATTGCTGAGACCCAGCTTGTTCCGTTCCAAACCTTTACAACACCTGTGACAAACTCGTCGCCGTCCCAGACATCTAAAGATCCAATTACAAACTCGTCTCCATCCCAAACTCTTACAGGGCTAATAACTGTAATTGTTCGAGAATCCATGTTTGTAGAACCTGTAACGTTCGTAGCTCGAAGAACAAAAGTGTAATCTCCAGCTGTAGTTGGTGTTCCCGAAATAACACCTGTTGAAGTGTTTAGCGATAGACCAAGTGGCAAGTCACCTGAAAACACAGAATAGCTTGCAGCATCAGTAGCCACGACTTGATCTGAATACGAAGAACCGATACTTGCTTCAGTAATCAGCGTAGAATCTGTAAACACAGGTGCTGGCGGATTTACTGTTAGCGACAAAGAAGGTGTATCAGCTGAGCTTGCGTAGTTAGAGGCGCGAATAGTAAGAGACCGCGATTGTAAAGTATTCGGTGTTCCAGTAATCGCACCAGTAGATGCGTTCAAAGACAGACCGCTTGGAAGTGAGCCAGCAACAATAGCGTAATTAGTCGTTTCACTTGCAGCAACACCGTCGCTGTAGGCAACACCACGAATTGCGATTGGCGCAATAGAGTTATCCGAGAAGATCGGCGTAGGCGGGTTTACAACTATTGTTCGGTTAGCATCTACCGCACCCTCAAAAGCGCCGTAAGCTCTAACTGTAAAGTTGAATGAACCGTCGGTAGTTGGCGTTCCAGTAATGTTTCCGTTTCCAGTATTAAAGGATAAACCTGGGGGAAATGTTCCAGCTATTACGCCGTAGCTTGAAGCTGCGTTAGCCGTAAAGTTTCCTGAGTATCCAACACCACGAACTACAGGGCTTGGGGTGCTAATAGATGCCCAGCTAGGAGACCTATCGTAGTCAGACAAACCAATAGCGTTGCTAGCTGTTGCCGTTCCCAAACCAGAGCTTGAGCTAGGTGCGGCACAAGTAGCGCTACCTGAAACAGTTCCACCAACACCATTACTTTGATGCCCAACATAAAAAGAACCGCTACCAATACTTAGATTCTGTAGGGTTGTCGGTCTAAAGTCAAAAGCAAAGTTAGCAATAGCTGGCGCGGTGCTACCGTTCCACCACGAAAAAGATACAGTTCCAGAGCTAGCAAGGTTTAGGTTCCAAGTAGGTTGCTGAACAGTTTCGTTTAGTTGCAGATCCCAATAAATAAGAGAACGGTTGTTGCCGGGGTCATCAACCTTTGACATGTAAAGGTTTAGTGAAACGTTCGGTCGTAAGGAAAAAACTCCCATTAGCTAACTACTCTCTATTTAGTAAGAAATCCAAACATCGCCAATTCCGAAGCCACCTACAGGTGCTGTTGGTTGAGTTGGCTGAACAATTACACGCTTACCACCAATAAAAGTAGTAGATGCGGTTGGGGCGAACTTAGCTGTAGTTACTGCACCGTCAGCAATTTTAGCTGTAGTAACGGATGCGTCTGCTAGGAATGATACCCAAGCTGTTCCATTCCAAAACTCTGGCTGTCCAGAAGTAATGTTTAGTCCAGCTACTCCAGCTAGCGGGCTAGCGGGTCTAGTTGTAGTTGTCCATCTACCAAATTGGCTACCTAAGAATGACCTAGTATCAATCACGTTCGCTGGCGCAATAGTAGTTGCGTTTGCGGGAACATTTACTCTAGCTAGTTCTAGCTGAAACAAACCATCTGTAGTTTGAGTAAGCGTTGGTGCAGAAGGAGTGAGAGCTGGCGTTCCGTTTACCATTTTTAGAATGGTAGCGTTTGCTGTTGGGTTTAGCTCAAGAACTAGAATGTCAATTCTTGGGTCAGCAGCTGCGCTTGTAATCGCAATAGTCTCAGTTGCGTTAGAGAAGTAAGCGTGACCTCTAACAATAGCGAAGCCCGCTGGAACCTTTATCTGCATTCCAGAGCTGTCACCAAACGCTTTTAGATCGGCGGTAGTTGAGTCTCCAGATACACCGCTAAATTGGATTCTTCTAAAGAGGTCTGAATACTGAATCTCGGTAGTATTTTGATTCTCAAAAGGCCACGAACTCTGTGCCATTATTTACCTTCTTCTTTATTTTTAGAAGACTTTGGTGTGCTGTTAGCAATCTTGCCAAAGCTCTTGTTGATTTCTTCTGGGTCAAGTTTGCCGTCAGCCAAGTAAGATCTGGACAACTCTTGGGATACATCAATGATACCAGCGAAAGCTGCCATTGCGATAGCTTGTGTCACTTCCAAGCCGATAGCAGCGCCACCGACAAAGATACCTGTGACTTTTAGAATGATAACCGCGAATGTTCTTCTAGCTATGTCTAGCCACATATTTACCTCTAATCTATTCTTAGAACTTGACCAGCAAAAATCAAGTTTGGGTTTTTGATTCCGTTTAGCGCAACTAGCTTTGGAACTGTAGTTCTAAACTTGTTTGCGATTTTAGTTAGGTTGTCTCCGCTAACTACCTTGTAGGTTCTACCTGTTGATACAGGTGCGATTGGCGGGGCTGGCTTTGGTGTGACAGGCGCTGGCTCTGCAACTACAGGCGCAGCTGCCTCTACTGGCGCGCTATCTGCTTCCGCTAAAAACGCTTCGAAGTCAATGTTGCCTGTTGCCATAGTCGGCTTACCACCAACGCGGAATGACAAGTGAAGGTGTGGTCCATAACCCAATTCTTTTCCAAGTCCTGAACCACCAGTAAGTCCGATAACATCACCCTTTTTTACTGCTTGTCCTTTAACAACATCAATTCTTGATAGGTGTAGGTAGTCAGCTTTGTGACCTGAAGGAAAATCAATAAATACCATGCGCCCGCCAGCACCTGCGATTGTAGTTACGATTCCCGAAACAACACCATCGGCAATAGCTTTTGCTGGTGTTCCAACGGCAACAGCGTAATCTGTACCGGGGTTTTTAGAAGTAGGTGTTCTATCCTTATGTGATTGAAAGCTAGCTGAAATCTTGCCTTCTAGTGGTCGCATCCATGTCATTTTATTTTCCTATCATTTGAACGAGTAATCCAATAACCGCGACTACTCCAGCGGTAAGACCTGCATAAGCTATGCGTTCTATCCAAGCTAGCCTTGCTAGCGTAAGCTCAACTTCGCGTATGCGATCTGGAACATCGTCTAGGTGGTCAAGCTTATTTAGCACCTTGACTAAGATTTCCCCATGCTCTAATTGCTTTTTGTAAATGTCGGCTTGGGTCACCCTAACTGTTGTGTTTTCCTCAGCCATTTGTCTTTGGGTATTTGGCTTTTACGGCTTGACAAGCAGCAATGTAAGCTTCAATTTGGTCATGGTCACCCTTGACTACGCCATCAATGTAATCAATAATCGGCGGGTATTCAGGAGCGCGCAGTCTTTGATACTCTAAAGCATCGTATTCCGCTTGAAGTCTTTTCATCTCAGCAATACATTCTTCTTCGGTTGGCATTTCCTGATCTGTATCAAGCCATTCAAGACCTGAAAAATCTTCGCCAATTAGCGTCCATTGTGCGCCAAGCCTAAGTGACTGAAGCGCGTCTGGTAATCCAAATGTTCTTTTCATTTTTATCCTTACTGAGCTATTTCTAATAATACGATTGAAGTGTTTGGTCCACCGCTTTGGTCGCCATAACCAAAGAAATGGGTAATACCGCTTGTGCTGGCTGTAGCAATGTCATAGTTGTAAGTAATTGTTGTTCCCGCGGGGGCGTTAGGGGAATCTAATTGATTAAATGTGTGGAGAGTAAAAGTTAGGTTGTCTGTGTAAAAAGCGTATTGATCTGCGTTTATTTCAGTTGCGTCTCTTCTAAGTCTAGCTCTGGCTCTTTGGATACCCCCAGAAGTAAAACAAGTTGCCGAAGCAAGAATCATAATTCTTGAGTTTGGTAATCTTGTAATAATTGATTGCGACATTAAACTACTAAAGGTTTGACTTGTAGTTGCTATTCTTGTTGACCTAGCTGAGTTAGCTTGACCCCTATCTATAAATTGAACCGCTTGAATAACCGTTCCGTAAGCTTGACCAAGGCTATTTTCCCATTTATCAAATCTCATTGTTGATGTCATTGCGCTATTTCCATTGCTATTATTACTGCACCAGAATCAGCGCTGTTGTTTCCTTCGGTGTGCGGGTATGAACCGTTTACAGAACCGCTCAAAACCGCAAATCTAGCTGAATAAGTAATTGCTGAAGTTGTGGCTGGGTTATCTAAAATCATCAAGTTAGAATGACCCCCAAAATAATTAGTTCCTGAAGTTGCAACTGAAATGTGCCCACCAAGTCCAGCGTGGTAGGTATTAGCCCCATCTCTTCCATCTTGTAAAATACGAGTGCTATTTCTGTAAAGGCTAACACCCATCCAAGGGTTAATAACATTTCCCCAGCACCTATAAGGTGCATAAGCCCAAATCAAAATTCGGCTACTAGCAAACTTAGGTGTAATTACAACTTCATTACCAATAACTTCGGCTGTGCTAGTGATCGTCTTGTTTACAGTAACTCTATTTTGAACAAGCTGCACAACATGACCTTTGGCGTAAGTAGAACCATTACCGCTTACATCAGTTAGATTGTTTACTCTTAGTTGGCTCATTGAGCTATCTCCATCAACATCATTGAACAAGTTCCTAATTCATAACCGACTGATTGACCGCTCCAAACAACTGTTCTTCCAGTAAACAATGTTCCAGCGCCATCGGAAATTATTGTTCCCCTGTAAGTCACTTCTGAAGTTGTAGCTGGAGAATCAGAAGTAAAGTAGTTTATAGTTTCGGGCGTGCTTGCAGGGTCTTGCGCCCAATAGCTTATTGAAGCCATGTGAAGACCACTAGCTACAGTTCCGCTTGGGTCTGCTTGTCTATTTATTTGAATACCATTTCTGGAAATACCCCAAACGGTATTGTAAACCCTATCTTGCGAATTAAATTCGCCAAACCATCTAACTTGAATTACAATTTTACTGCTAACAGATCGCGGTGTTATTTTTGCTTCTAATCCAATAACATCTGTAATAGTTGACCCTGAAAATCCTTGTGAAGCTCTGCCCGCGTATTCAACATTTACAACTTGAATAACATGTCCAGGGGCGTAAAGCGTTTGACCAGAAGGAACTGTAATTATGTTGCTATTGATCGGCAAGCCTTTTAGCTGACCAACTGTTAGTTCGCTCATACAATACTCCAAGAAGAACCTGCGGGAATTGTAACTACAACACCGCTATTGATTGTAATAGGTCCAGCGCTTACACCATTAAAGCCAGAAGGAATTGAGTAGTTAGCTGTAATAGCTTGCTCGTTTAACTGAATAGCAAAACGACCACCGCCGTCTATCCATTGAAAATCGTAGTCATCACTAGAAGCTTTACCTAAAACCTGACCTTCAGTTCCACCGACTGGAACGCCAAAACCAGTAGGACCCTGTGGACCCTGCTCGCCAGTTTCACCCTTAGCGCCAACTACAAGAGTTTCCCACTGAGAGGTGTTTGTATTGTAATACTTTAGGTTAGGCATTAGGTTCAATTTCCAATGTTGGAATTACTTCTTGTTCTTCAGTCCATTCGGCTAAGGGCTCAAGTTGCTCAATCAAATCAGCATTACTTTGGATAGTAGTTGCTAAGGACTCGTTTTCCAACCTAAGTCTTTCAATAGTTTCTGCTACTAAATTTGCGGGTTTCATTTTTATCCTTATGTCTTGATTATGTAGTTAACAACAATGTAAGGCTGAAGGTTGTTGTGAGCTGTTCCGCTACCTGTTGAGTTAGTTGTCGGCGCAGAGTTGCTTGTTGTTCCGCTAAGAGTGTGAGTGTGGTTTCCAGCGGCTTGTACATACCTAGTATCACCCCAACCAGAGTATTGCCTATTTCCAGCAAACACAGTTGAACCGCCACCAACAGGCACACCCTGAAGATAACTATCTTCTAAAACGTGACTGTGGTTTCCAGCCGTTGAAGTAGTTGCGCTAAAAGTATGTGAATGGTTTGGCGTGGTGTGAGTATGCGAAGGCATTTCAGCAATAGTAAGCGCGTGAGTTTTAGCACCACCAGATTCACCTAAAGCATCAAATTCACTTTGAGTTGTGTCTCTACCAACAGGTATTCTACCCTGAAGATCGGGAATCTTAAAACTAGACCCGCCACCGCCATAAGCGTATTGAAGCACGGCAAATAAATCTGGATAGAGTGTTGTGCTAAGTGTTTGACCTTGACAAAGCAAGTATCCAATAGGGGCGGTAGTTCCCGCAAACTGAGAGATTACACCAGCGGGGGCAACTATTTGGTTTATCCACTGAGTGTTGTAGTTGACCGAATCAATTTTGGCTAACACCTGTCCCGCAGTTCCGCCAATTGGAACAGGGATGTCAGATGTCTCGTCGGTGTCTAACCAAAGAACACCAGTAGATAAAGGCGCGTTTGGTGAAACAACTAGACCGCTATTACCGACTTGCGTTGCCGTAAGGATAATAGAAGGAACGGCTGGGTAAACTGGGTTAGTTCCCGCAGGTAAAGCTTCAACTGTTAGTCCAGTATTATCTCCAGCCCAAAAGACTTGCACATAATCACCCGCAGCTGCAGTAGCCACATAGTTGATCGTCAAGACTTGACGGTTGGGATTACCTGCACCCTTACGGGGTTGCAAATCAAGTTCGGTTGATGAGTCTGCGTAATCAACGCCATTTTTCTTGACCCAAAATACAGATTTTACGGTTTGTGTAGTTGAGTTCGTAATTTGAATTGAGAAAGTCATGCTGTAAGTTCCAGCGTTAGCAAAAACAACCCTGTTTGCACTAGCTAAAGAAATACCGTTAGCCTCTGCGGTTACACCGATAGCAATAGGCTGCGCAGCTGTAATAGAAGCAAGAGGCTGGTCGGTCATGTCATAGAACGAACCGTAGTAGCCTATTGAGCCACCACCACCGCCACCACCGCCACCACCGCCAGCTTGTCCGTGGCGCTCAAGGTTGCTAATTCGATCTTCTTGATTGCTTTGAACAGTTACAGTTTTGCTTTCTTTGGAAGCTGTGTCAGGTTGCCCAACTGTTGCTAAAACATAAACACCAGATTCAGTTACAGAGATTGCTACCTCAGTAACAACAGCAACTGCTATTGCGGTGTTAGCTACAACGCTTACCTTGTCACCAAGATTCCAGTCATAACCAAAGCGCATCAAACCATCATCGGATGGTCTAACAGAGATACCCTCAAGAGTCTTGCCATCTTTGGCTAGTAGCTCAACACCTGTCTGTATAAGTAGCTCAGGCTCTTGACCGTCACGACGATCTTTGAACACTTCAATTCTGCGACCCCAAGCTTCTTCTGAATCCTCAGATTCTGGAGTAGTAACTTCAAGTATTTCGCGCTGTTCGCCTTGACCTTGACCCGCAACAATAGCTCTGGTTGCTTTTGGATTCTCGTAAGTGTATTCAGAAAGGCTAAGTCTGTCGTTCTCAACATCAAGGCGGATGTCTCCAGACCTATCAACTGGTTCGTAAACCTCAAAAATAAGTTCATCGCCTTGTTGCTTTATGTCAAAGCCCAAACCATCTGGCGCGACTAGCTTGCTAAACGCAGAACCTAAAACATCAAACCTAAGCTTGCCAGTAATAGTAGAACCAATACCTGTATCGGTAGCTAGCTGTAAATTAGGAATCCGTCTCTCAACTGGCGCATCTGGTCCAAGGTTAGCGTTTACAAAGTGATAAAGAACTGTAGAAGTTTCCGCAGTGATTTCATCATACGCTTGTGTCTGTAAGCCAGCGTCAGGTTCGGTTGGATCTGGGTATGCTAAGCGCTCAAGAAGAAGAACGGAATCATCCACGCCTTCTATTTCCCAAGTGCCTTGCGGGTCTTCTGTGGTCTGTGTCTTTTTCGCGGATGTAGTAGGTCCTGTAAAGATAACACCATCTGGACCAGTCACGATTACACCAGCCCCAGGCTGACGAAGTGCTTCGGCTGCAAGGCTGTCGGCAGGTAAGATAGCTTTCCAAGAACCAACATTATTAAAGCGCAATACTACTGAAAAGCCAACTAGGTCTTCCTCAATAATCTGAGCTACTCGCTCAAGTGAGCTATTACGAACCTCAACGGTTAGGTCGCTTACTTGCATTAGTGTAGAACCTCACGCCTTGGGTTGAATGAACCGCTAATTTTAGTTGTTGAGTTTGCGCCAGTCGCGGTAATGTTTACGATACTGTTGCCAGCGGGCAGATCAAATAGTTTAGGTGCGGGACCCAATCCACTATAAGCGTTTACGCCAGCTTCGGTAAGCACCGTTCCTAAATCTGTGTTGATAAGGATTGATTCATTCTCTAACAATTCTTCGTTGTATGTAAATCCTGTGCCGTTTAGCTGAACACTTACGGTGCTTGTGGGTCCATCAATACGCCAAAATACAGGGGCTTCTACATCCCCAGTATTAGTAATCAAAATCGTTCCCAAAGCCTGTCCTGAGCTAACCTGTAGCTGACTGAGTGACCTTTGACCGCCATCAACACCTAGCAGACCCCTAGCTACTTCAGTAGCTTGAACGCTAAAGGTAGTCGCTGTTGCGCTAACCCAAAAAGGTTGTGGCGCTCTCGCGCTAATAACCCACTTAGCAAAATACTTATTGGCTTCAGAACCGAATGTAGTTTCAGCACCGCCGTCTAAATAAAGTCCAATAGACCAAACTTCTCCAGTAGCGTAAGTAGCTTTTAGTGTAAACCGCGAAGCCATAGCTCTTGCTAATCTACGAAGCTTAGGTTCAAGGTTCTCTTGCGCGTTGCTCAAAATGGCAATAGGCAGATCAACTACCCTTACGCCTCTTTTTAGAAACTTAAACTTACCGCCATTACCAGCGCTTGGGTCAATTCTAACTTCTGGCTGTGGAATACCAAAACCTGTCGCGCCAGTCTCCAAAATGTAGTCGGGACCCGCAAGCGAAATCTCGTCGTTGTTTGCGCCAACGATACTAAAGTTTATGTTTACCAACCTGTGATTACCCTAGCTCTCTTTACTGCTTGGAACAAAGCTTGCTCTGCATCAAGCGATTGATTAGGTGCAGCGTAATAGTTTACTACTTGACTACTACCGCTTTGTGCTTCTGTTGAGTAGCTTGCTTGCGGTGAAACTAACGAAGGCAACATACCAACCGAAGCTGTAGCGTTACCAGACAAAATAAGTTCATCAGCCATTTTGCTAATAGCTTTTGCAGGGTCTCCCGAACGCTTCTCAATACCTTGAGTCATACCAGCAATTACATTGTCACCAATAGACATAAACACCCTAGAAGGTGATTTTATGCCCAGAAGTTTTTTACCAGCGTCAATAGCGTCACCGATACCCTTGCCAATCGCGCCAATAAGGTCAGGGATTGCCCCAACGATTCCAGCGATAAGACCGCCAATAAGCTGAAAACCAGCGCTAACAAACTGCGGAATAGCACCGACGATTGCGCCAATAAGCTTAGGTAATGAGCCAATAATCGCCCCAATAATTTGAGGGGTAGCTATTACAAGTCCAGTAATTATTCCCAAGAATAATGCGATTGCAGCTTGAATAAGATCTGGTAGTGCATTAGTCAAGGCATCAATAAACTTAGGAATGGAGTCTACAATAGCTTTAATTATAAGCGGTAGCGCTTCAATCAAACCTGTAATTATTCCAAGGAATAATTCTATCGCACCAAGAATAAGCTCTGGTAAAACGCTAAGTAGCGCATCAACTATTACAGGTATTAGATAAATAACAGCTTCAATAAGCTCTGGCAAAATTAGTAGTAAGCCGTCTATTAGTCCCATAAACAAAGCTATGGCACCGTCTATCAAAACAGGTAATGCATCTACTAATGCTTCTACAATTTTAGGAATTGCTTTGACGATCGCCGCGATTAGAATTGGAATAACAGTTACAAAAGCATCAATGATAGCTGTAAAGAATTGAATAGCACCATCTATAAGTTGCGGTATTGCTTCGGTAAGAGCTGTTATTAGACCAATCATCAAGCTAGACCAGTTGCTTACCAGTATTGGAATAAATGCGATTATCGCATCAATAATTCCGGGCAAGGCTTCCAGCATTGCATCTAAAAAGTTTTGGCGCATAGCACCAATTTGTGTAAATGTATTTTGGAGAGTCTCTATCAAACCATTGTCTCTAACCGAAATTAGAAAGTTTGAGAAAGCTGGCATTACCGTGCTAGTTAGAAGCTGAGCAGCGCTTGTAAATAGCGGTAGTAAAAAGTCACCAAGAAGTATTTTGATGTTTCCGAATTGTGCAGCTAAGATTCTCTGTTGGTTAGCTAGACCTTCGGATGTTCTCTCAAAGTCACCTTGTTGAGTTGCTGTCTGCGCAAAGATAGATGCGTTAGCAGCTAGGATTTTTTGCTGTGCGGTCAGAGCGCCGTTACCGCTATAGATACCCATTTCTAACGCTTGGGCTTTTAGCTCAGCGTCATTGAGTAGAACACCATAGCGACGAAGTGGCTCTGACTCACCTCTCAAACCAGAACCCAAAGCTAAGATAGCTTCATCAACAGATGTGTTGTTGAACGAAGCTAAGTCAGTAGCAAGGGTAATAAGATCGGTAGAGAATGCAGCGTTAGCTTCTCCAGCTAAACCCGCTGCCTGTCCATAAATACCGAATTGCTTTGCAGCATCAAGAACTTGTGTTTGTGTCTGTCCAAGGTTAGTGGCTGCACCTGCAGCAAACTTCCTAATTGTGTCGGATGCCTCACCGAAAACCTCATTGACCGCTGCACCTGCTTCTGAGAAGTCAGATGCTGCACCCACAGAATTAACTAGTAGTTTACCCAACGCAGCTGCAGCTACGGCAGTAGCAGCAATTAGCGCGGGTCCCACCATTGACTTGAATCCAGTTGCGAAGCTAGTTCCGCCAACTGTTCCAGCGGTAGCCATTTGAGTGCTTAGTTGTCCGCTTATTCCAGCTGCGACACCATCAATTCTAGGGACTATCTGAACATAAGCTTCAGCAATTCTGGATGCCATGTTATTCCTTTGGGTTCATTCGTCTAAGTTGTTTTAGCACCGCAGATCGCGATTGTGCTTTACTTGGCTTCAGCCTATTTACATTCGGGTCGGGCCAAGGGGTCGGGTATGGCTTAGGTTTCTTCTTGCTATTTGCCATAGCCAATAAATCAAAGATGTGGCTAAATAAAATCCACTCATAAGATACTGGATGCTTCCAGTGATTTACCGCGGCCTGTAAATGTGAATTGGGGTTAGCCATCAAAGCAGAGACAAGGTAGATGCCCTCTAGCCAAGATACGGATTTACCTAACTCAAAAACGCTTACTTGGTAATGAGTCCTAAAGTCGCTTGCTAATTCTTTAGTGTAAGAATCGCGAAGCTCTAGGACTCTTAGGATTCCCCCAAGGATGCACCCTGAGTCCAACCCTCTAAGAACTTCTGAAACTCAGCAGCTTTCATTGAATCTAGCGCTTCAAGTGCAGGTGCGTTTTCACCAAGTATTTCCTCAATAATGATAAACGCTTTGTCTATGTCGTCAGTAGCCTTGCGAGCTTTACGAATAGCACCCATTGGTAGTTCAGTAAAGTATGGGATGTGGTAAGTCTTTTTGTTGTGTTCGAATTGGTATTCGTTTTTAGCGGTCATTTTATTTCCTTTTTTAGAAGTTGTGCGGTCTGTGGGTGTAAACCCAAGGGGTAAGTCGACCGCTTCGCCTACCCCTTGGGAGATTACTAACCTTCTAGGTCACCCTCAAATTCAGAGTGGAAGATGTCAGCAACGCGACCTTCGGATGCGTAAGCTGTCATTGTGACTCCGTATGATACGGCTTCACCATTCTGAATGGTCTGAGCTTCTACTGATAGAACCTCTCCAGCTGGGATGTAGTGACGAATAACTTTTTCGCCATCCACGATGTCAATAACAAAAGACTTTCTTCCACCAGTGTTTACTGGGTTCAAAGTGATTTTGCCAGCGGTTAGAGGCGCACCAAAGTAAAGCTCAAGAGTTTCCTCAGTGGTCTCAAGAAGTGCGAAGGAGTAAGTAACGGTTCCTTCGGTGATAACTTCGCGAACAAGGTCAGCGTTCTGCCAAGCCCTGATCTGGTTGGTTGATTTTTCTGATGCAAATTCAACACCATCTGCGGATACATAACCCAAAGAGTTAAATCCGGTCAGAGTAGAAGTTGAAGATGTTGGAGCTGTTGCTGTAGTTGGACCTACATAAACTTCTCCTGTGATACCTACTACCACGTTTTCGGCGATAAGTGCCATTTTGTTTTCCTTTCGAAGGGTTAGCCTTTAGGGGCTTTGGTTTTCCGCCGCGCGGAAATCTATAGTGTTGAGCCTTTAGTAATTAGCTCTAGTGTCATGTAGCGACATTCTTGCGGTCCTGCTTCATCTATCCGTATCGGGGATAATACAACCTGACTTAGCTTGATTGATTCGCCAGTAAGTGTGATAGATAAAGCTTCAATTAGTCTGGCTAGTTCCGAAGCATCAGAATAAGTGTTAGCCCAGATAGTGATGCCAATACGCTCTGTTTTTCGCACCCAATCAATCTTAGGTCCACCGTCAGATCGAATAGTAATAATTCTCGCGGGGTAAGGTGTCTTGTCTGGCGCTGGCTTTTTGGTAGCTACATAAACATCTTGAGCGTAAGATTCTTCTCTATCTTCTAGCTCAGCTTTTATAGCTGCAACTAAAACGCGCTCAATGTCTGGGAAAATAACTGCGGGCATCATTTCTTAGATTCTCCTAATGCTCTTGCTAGTTTGCCAGTGCTCATTTCAATAAACCTAGCTTCTCTACGATCGTCGACAACATTGACTACAACCCTAGATTTACGCGATTCATTATCAACTTCAGCTCTGTATTCAGTTCCAGCTTTTGATGCGACTGTTTCGCCAAGCGATAATAAATAGCTTGCTACCTCTGGGCTTTTGAGAAGCTTTCTAACTTCTTTGCTGTCAAGGTTTACATAGACTAAATTAGCCAACTCTGCGCCTTACTGGAATTACCCTGCCACCCTCAAGACCCGCAAACGGACTTATCCATTCTTCGGTCTGTCCATCTTTGACCCAGTTGGTGTTGCGAATTACGAAGGTGTCATTGTCTTGGATAACTACTTCGTTGGGTAGATAAAGGGTTAGGGTTGCATCTAGGGGGTTGCGAGAGGCATCAACAGGCTCTGTAGAGGCACCAATCGCCACTAGAGCGTCTTTTACGGTGATTGTGGTAGTTGTATAGGTCGGGTTGCCGTAATCGTCTGTAGCGGTCGCAGATCGCCGCTTTATTGTGATTGTTTCCCCGCCCCTAATAAAGCTCATTGTCGCTAATCTCCAGCCATTCAAATTCGTTTTCTAGCCCGAGGCGGAAGTCATCTACAACCGCTGGTGATTGAGCGTTGTAGCCTTGGTTTATTTCGAAGGCTTTGCCGCGCTTGTTTGGGGCTAGTAGCGCAAGCTCATTGTCCGACAACCAAATGTCAGAGTTTCCAGAGCCATAGTTTCGCGCTTGACCAAATGGTCCAGTTGTTTGTTGCCAGTAACTTAGGTTTTCAGGATTGCGAAGAAGTCGGCTTACCATCCTGCTTACGACTAGAACTACTGTGGCAACTGAAAGTTCTTCATCGTCAATTCTTGTTTGGATTGCAGGGAACTCAGAGAGAATTACTGCTTCGGCATCATTGATAAGTGCCTCTATTAGATCTGTATCTGTTGGCTTATCACTACCAACCCAGCGGTCTAGGATGTCTTGCGGGGTTGCCCAGCTCATAGATTGCCTTTCAGCTAAAAAGTTTGGGGGGTGCTAGGGGCTAGCCGAAACCAGCCCCTAGCGGATTTGCCCAATGTTAGGCGGTTAGCTTCTTGAAAGCTGCGATGTCGCTGATGCGGAAACCAACTTCAATTTCAGCTAGAACTGCGAACATGTTCTGCTGGAATAGGTTTACGGTGTCCTCGCCAACGGTTAGAGTAGCTTGGTCGCTAATCTTAACGGTGACATCATCAACCTGACCCCAAATAGCCTGAGTCCAGTCTCCAGTGAATCCTAGAACATCAGTTGTGGTGTCAAGGTAAGCTGCCTTGGACTTGAAGACTGGGCGACCCATTACTGAACCGATTCCACCTTCTGCCTGTAGGTTGCTTACGAATAGAGGACGCTCGTTGCCGTCCTTCTCGCCTAGAAGCTTTGCCTCACCCTGTGGGGAAACAATGATTCCGTTCATGTCGTAACCAGATGCACCAAGAGCTGACAAAGCTGCAACCATGCCGTCGTAAGTCAACGCGTGAGCGCCAGCTGCGGATAGGTTGTCGAAGTCAGAACCTGGGTTGGTTCCGTGCATAACAGTAGTGTCGAACTTCTTTGCCAACGCGTTTGGTAGGCGTGAAGCTAGTGCGTTGTAAAGCGCAGGTAGGTCGCGACGGAACTCGTTAGAGAATGTCTCGATTACAGCTAGCTTGTAAGGGCGAAGGATCTTAGTAGAAGCTGCACCGTTAGATACTGGCTTCGCTTCGGTCTCTCCAACCCAAGATGCTGCTGGCTCACCTGTGATTACATTTACAGCAGTTCCGCGACCCGGAAGGTCAATACGGCGCGCTGCACGCTGAATTACAGAGGTCTCTAGGACTTTACCTAGAATCTCGCTTGATACGGCTTCTGGAAGAACGATGCTTCCTGAGCCTCTATTTAGATCTGCCATGTGGCGTCTCTCCTTTTAGAGTAGTTGACCCAACGCAGTAGCAAATTGGTCTGCTGTCGAACTTCCATTCGCAGAAGCTTTGCCCTGATTGATGTCTGGTTTGATTTGTGGTTTTGACTGATTCGCTATGAGCGATAGCAGTTTGTCGGCGGAGCTTTCCAGCTCTTCACGACTTGACCCAGTAAGCAGGTCTATTGCATCACTCGGTATGCCCTTCTGAGAGGCAACTTCGTATCGCATTAGTTTCACAGTAGCCTCAGAAGCTTCTGCTTTGATTTGAGCTAGTTCCTCAGCTAAGCGTTCCTGCTCAGGCTTTAGACTTTTCTCGTATTCCCGCCATTTAGTGGCTGCCTCGCTGTCGGCTTTTGCAGCCTTAGCTCTTGCTTCCCACTTGCGGGCTTCTGACTTCCAGTCTGTCTCTATTGCCTCAGCTTGCGCCTGTGGTTCAGAGACGGTCTCGGTCGTTGCTGTTTGCTCGATTACTTCGTTAGTTTCATCGCTCATGCGGTTTTCTCCTATGCAGGATAATCAGCCATGCGGCTGTATCTGGCGATCTGCCAGAATTTTATTTCCACCCAGTAATTTGTCTTACTAGGCGAAGTCTATTTTCGGTAGTTTGAGTTAGTTCGGGGTAAAGCTTCGCAGCTTGTCTGGTCTTCATTGAATACCAACCGACTTCTTCTCTTTGTCTCTCAAGTTCTTTAGTAGCTAAACTGTATGAGTCCTGTGCTTCTTTGTAATAGGGTCTAGTCTCTGGCTCTTGTCCAGCAAAGATAGGACTGATACTGCAATTACAAAAAGCGTGGTAGCCGTCAAATTCTTCGCTTCTTTGGACTTCTGCTACTGCAGCCATAGTCTTACAAAAAGCACAAGCGTTGAAGCTGGCTACTCTTTGATACCTAGTCCCCGACGGATCGGCGAAGATGTTTTGGTCGACTGTTGTCTTATCGTATTGTAGCACGACCCTAGATACCGCACCAGCTAGATTAGTCTGAAAAGTTTTGTAATCGCTTCCCTTGACTAAGCTCGCTACTCCGAACCCAATAGAGTCCTGAATAACATCATTAGATTGCTCAAACTTTTTAGGAACTGCTTTGTAATCAGTAGGTGGTTTGACCTCAGCCCTAAGTTGATTGTAAGCGGTAGCACTAACTACAGATGCTACAGTCCCATAGTTATTAGTGACCGCGGGTAAAGTTGCCCTTAGTTGCTGAGCTATCTCTGGGATAGTTCTATCTTTTAGAAGCTCAGTAATTTCGACGGTCTGCGCAATAGCAAGGGTTTTAGTTTCGCTTATGTATTTACGCTTATCGTCAATTACTGCCATTATTCTGCTTCGGTGTCAGTATTACGATTAGCTAGTTCGGCTACTTGCGGATTCTGTGAAGCTGCTTGACTTGCTGCAGCTAGGTTAGCGATAAGGTTGTTAGCTTGCGCTACTTCTTTTTCAGCTCTCAATACTTGCTTGTCTGATTCGCTCAACCCAATTCGGTTGTAAGTTATTTCTGAATCTGGCAAGAATACTCCCGCAGAAATTAGCTTGACTGCTTCGTCTGCAGCTGCAGCTCTAGTCGGTGTAGATGCATCTCTCCAGATCGGTCTGATTTCGCTTGCTTGCGGTGAGACTTCTCCATCACGAACTAGCAAAGCGAGTTTAGCTACCTCAGTCCAAGTGCGACCGAACTGGCGCTGTCTGCGTTCTGCTCGTTTGATAAGTCTTGATTCCATTTGGCGAATAGCATCCGCGCTAGCTGGGTTATCGGTTTGGAAACCTAAGTAGCTAGCTGGGATAGCGCTCTCAGCTGCCATAAGTTGCGCATACGCTTTGATCTGCTCAAAGTATGGGCGAGTATCATTCGCGTTGAATTGCCCCACCTGTGGCATCTGTCCATCTTGATTAGCTGGAACACCAAGGATGCGACCCTGATAAACACTCCAAGCGTCAAGCGGTCTGCCATCCGAATCGGTAAATAGGTCTTCATCCGCGCCAAGTATGTAGCGCTGTGGGGCGCTGTAGAACTCTCTAGCTACTTCAGCCCCAAGAAGGGTTCGCATGGCGCTGTCGGTCAAGCTACGAACGGCTCTGGTAATCTCTGTCCGACCGTAAGGGTCTCCAGAGCGCGGGTTGTTTGGAAGTTGAGCTACTAGCACCCGACCTAGATTGTGAACATCTCTGTCAATTACTACCCAAGCGCGGTTAGTGTAATCCAAGAAAATAGTTTGATCTGGCAGATACATTGTTCCGCTGATTGGAGAACCAGTCTCGTTGCGGTTTACAAGTAAAGCTGCGCTTAGTCTGCGGGTGCGCAAATCGTAAAGCGCGGTCATCTTCTTTGGAGACTCTATGGTAATTAGCGGGTCAGGCTCGCCTTCCATACCTCTACCAACGGTTACGAATCCTGTACCAAAAACAAGCGCGTCTTTGTGACCCATTGAGCTTTCTAGGTCAAGCTCGTTAGCCCTAAAAATCTCGTTGATACCAAGATCGTCGGGGGCAATAAATCCCTCTAGGTCAAGGCGTTCTTCTAAAACATCAACGGCGGTTCCAGCCCAACCAACAACCGTTTCAACGGCAGTTAGCTGTGGTGGAATAGAGATTCGTAAATCTTTTAGTTTGTTGCGACCCTCATAGTATCGCTGTAAAACATAATTCTTTGGGTCATGCTTTTGTAGCTTGCGGTAAAGATACTCTAGTAGACCGAGTTCGTCTGCTGTTAGGCTCATAGAACTATTGCCCTTCGTGGTGTTGTCTGGCGGTCTGATACTGCGTGTCTTGCCCCATTAGCTAAAACGGCACAAGCTAGTAAGTCAATCTTACGCGGGCTTGATTTCTTTTCCTTACGAAACGAACCCGCTTCTGTTGCTACTGCGTTTAGAACGTGTCTTTCCAATCGTTTGTCTCCATCGTGACCTAAGTCTTTAGCAACTATGTCTGCTATAAACTGCTGGGCTAATGGTGCCATTCTATGGTTTGTCGGCGGTATTCTCTCTACGCGCCTTCTCCATTGTTTAGACCATTCTAAAACATCTGGTTCATAGAAGCTTGGGTCTGCCCAAAGCATTCTAACATTGTATTGCTCAAAAAGCTTCTGAATAGCAGCGTTTACATCTGCCCTATCTACGACCCAATCTGGATCTGTTGGGTCAGGTTCCCAAACGGCGTGAACCTTTAGTGTCCCAGTCTTTACATCACAGAGAACGATACCTGTAGCATCCCCGCTAACAGAGCCGTCAAATCCTGCGACTACCTCAGCGCCCAAAGGTATTGTCTTTTCGCGCTTAGCTTCTGACCAAAAATGAGCGCTAATGAAATCTTCTCCAGCGAGGCGAACCCATTGATTTAGTCGGTATCTCTGGAATCCCGCGAATCCCGCTGAACCCGCTGCAGCGATAGATGCCTCAAAATCACCAAGGTCAAGCAATCCTTCAGCAAGATTAGGGTTAGCTAGTTTCCAAACTTCGGGATCTGTTGGGTCAGCTTCTTGTCCTGCTTCCCACCACCAAAAACCATACTGCGGGTCAAGCTCTCCATTAGATTCAACTACTCGCTTACCATGCTCATACAAGCGACCTAGTAAAGTATCTGTTCGACCGCCCGCTGTGGTAATGCCCACCACTAATGACTCAGGTCTATCGGCGGAGCCTTGGGTAAGTGCCTCCCAGAGTTCGTCACCCCTATTGTTGCTAGGGCTAGAAGGCCATGCGTGTAGCTCATCCGCAACCACGAGCGATGGTGCTAAACCGTGAGCGCGCATAGCATCTGCGGATAGTGCGCGATAGATAGAACCTTTGTATTCCAAGACATCACGATAAACCTTGATTATCTTTGATAGCGCGGGGTTATCCATTACCTGATTACGCGCTTCTCCAAACACGATTCGCGCCTGTGAGCGGTCAGATGCAGCGGAATAAACTTGCGCACCTTCGGGTCCATAGAGAAGGTGTTCCAAGGCAATCGCGGTGCCCAGCAAACTTTTTCCGTTCTTGCGTGGAAGTCCGATAACTGCCCTGCGATAGCGAAGCAATCCTGTCTCTGGATTTTCCTCAAGTAATCTATCTATTAGCCATCTCTGCCAAGCGGTTAGGACTAACGCTTCGCCAGCTCTAAATCCACGACTTGCTTTTAGAAGTAATTGGGAAAAGTCTGCAACATCTTCGCCTCTAGTTTGATCTGAATAACTAGGCACATAGTAAGCAGGTTTCCAGTCTTTATCTGGTTCGGGCAACATCTGGCTACTAACTCAATTCTTTACTAGATGGTGTGTCTAGTTGAGCTTTGCCCTCGCTTGCTTTTTTACCATACTGTGTCGGAACGGCTCTCTCTAGCCACCAAGCAGCTGCTTGCCAAGTTCCGTTACTAGCTGCAGTCTGAATTGTCGCTACATTGCGCACTATAGATTCAGCTCTTGCCATAGTTAGCTTGCCCCATAGCTCAAATTGAAACTTGTTCTGCGGGTCTAGCTTTGTTCCAGCGGTTTCCTTCTCAGATTCGCGCTTGCCAATTTCTAGCCATTCGTAAACTTGCGAAATGCTAATACCAGCGTAGTGTGCGGATGTTTCTAAGTCAGTTCCGCTTTTGATACCAAGCATTAGCTTTTGGATTTTAGGGTCTTCTATGTCCACGATTACCCCTAGTAATTGCTAATGAACTTGGCTTTACTGTAACCTGTTGAGCCTTCGGTCATAAGATTTAGGAAGTCATCCCTAGAGAAGTCAGATAATCTAAAGATTTCTTCTTTCTTCATACCAGTTTGCTTGACGATCTCATCCATTGTTTTGCCATTCTCAATAAGAGTCTTGACAATAACCTTCATTGGTTCTAGCAAGTGAGTTCCGCGAGCGCGGTTATGAGTAATGGTTCCGTAGATGTTAGCATCTCCGTCAGCGTGGTCCACGATAACTACAGGGACTTTACCCTCAAGCTTTGTAAGAAGTGGCTCTCTACCCGATACTGTCCAGCGGTGAAAGCCGTCAATAATTGTGTAGTCGGGGCGAACAACGATTGGTAGTGTCCATCCGTTAGTCAAAATTGATTGTGTTAGCAGATCAAGATTGTCTTCTGATACCTTGTTCGGGTTGTAATCGTTAGCTTTCAGTAGGTTTCTATCTACAAAATCTAATCTTGTAAGTGGCTTAAATAGCTCTGCGGTCGACATCAGCCATATTCCTTTCCCAGTCATTCTTGCGTAAGCTCAAAGTAATAGCTCTTAGAGTTCGTTCTTTGGGGTCTCCAGCAACCAACACTTCATAAAGCCTTTTGTAATCCTTTGGCAAAATGTCGTTTTGGAACTTGATTAGAAGCTGTCTGACTCTAACGGTATTCTTGATTCTTACTTTACCATCAAGATTCTCAGGATTGGCGATAAACTCAAGAACTTTAGCTTTCCAGTCTA